TTGAGAAAGATAGCCTGACTTCACAGCCGCTTCGTATGCCTGAGCCTGAATGGACATAGATGCGCGGAAACCTTTCTTGGTCTCTGGTGGTGCCATTTCTTCTGGTGGCCCTACCTTTGGCTGTGGTTTGGCTAACTTTGCAGCGTACTCTCGGCCAGCTTTCTCGCCTTTCTCAGCGCCTACTTGCTCTGCTCGTTTTGCTCCTATCTGGAATGCAATATCACCTACTTGATTTGCTAGACCAGCAAGCGCCTCAAACCTACGTGCAGCAGACGTATCTACTCCCGTGGGTCTGAACTCTCCGTAATATCCAATAGGCTTCTGGGCCATTATGTTTCCCCACCAGATTTTCCGCCGCTAGCCATTGATATTCCCTGCATAACACCGCCTAACAATGTAGATCCAGCCTGTAAGTATCCAGCTTGACGTGCATAACCAGCTTGTCTTCGTAATTGAGCCTGTTTTAACTTCTCAGATAAACCAATAGTGGCTTCGCTAAGGCTTGCTTTCTTGGCGCTAGCTAATGAAATGCTAGCTGGAGTACCTTCTCCAGAAATCCCAGACATAGATTGACCTACTACATTAGCAGCCAGTGCTCTATTTAATTCTTCACGACGTTGCAATTCACGGCTTTGAGCAGCTAAACGTTCTTCTTCGGCTTGTCGTTTAAGCTCAATTTCTTGCGTTTTGCCAGAAATATATTGACCTCTGGCAGAAAGGCCGGTTGTTAAACCTAATGTAGCACCAATTGCTACTGCCGCACCGCCACCAACTGCTACTCCACCAACGGTGCCGCCAATTACTGCTGCGGTAATTACCCAAGCCATTAGATTGCCTCCAATTCGATAATTTGCTCTGCTATCTTATCCACATCTGTTTCCTCGGTAACGTGGAAGGTTGTCCACACCGTATCAGTAATTGCGTATATTACTCGTTTCATACCTGGTTGAGTCTGTCCCATGTATGGAGCCTTGATTTCTTCTCGTCCTTCGTGCGTTACCGCCACACATTCGCCCTGAGACACCGTAAATAGGTGGTTGGTCTTGTGCAATGCGCCTACCAGACATACTCCAGCAGGGATGAATAACTCACGAGCATAGATTCCATCAGCAAAATGGTGCCTAGTCTCGGTCTCAGCCTGTGGCATGGACAGCATAACGTTCTGTGCCTTGTAGATATTGCTCTGTAACGCTACGTTCACGATGATTCAACCTCGTATTCAATCATCTGGATGAATACAGGAGTAGGGTCTGGTGCCGTTATCGATGGCATTTCGTCTCTAGTCCAACCTATATTGTTTAGTACGTCTTCTATTATGCCAGTTTTAGCGTTAGGTGACGTGTTTAACGGTGAATCTATCGAGTAATCAAACTCTCTAATCGGCACCGGTTGCCCGTCTACATAGTACCCGTAGGACTGGTAGACCCTAATGTTCATGCGGACGATACGCTTGATACGCATCTGGTTCTCACCACTGCCGATATTCGTATTGAGCGGCATACCAGTGATTTGTACAGGAAAGTTTAAACCTACCTCGACGTTGGTATAGCCTACTTCTGCGGCTGTTAAGGTTATTGATCCGGCATTAACAGTTCGTTCTGGTAATACTATACCGTCTGCTACGATCTGAACGGTCAATCCATTTAGATAAGTAAGCCCAGATATTGAAGTGTCCGTTGGCCCAGGATTGAATATCGTTGAATCATCCATTAAATAATCGAATGACCAGCGTTCAACGTGATACTCAGTCGTGTTATGGGCATTAACTTTTCGTTTAACGATCATATACAACTGATCGTCTACTACCGTGGCGTTAGTGACAACTCCAGGCTCAGGAGTGGCAGTAGGGTACGTTGTTGATGCAGTCACCCAATCGGTAAACCCATTAATGTCTTGGTCTCGCAACGTGTTTAAGACTGTAACCGTACCGTCAGTATTGGTAATAAATAACCAGTTAGCATCTTCGCTAGTCGTGCCAGACAACATAGCCATGTCTGTAGGCTGTTTAATCAAATGAGACGATAGTACCGACCTGTCATGAGTCACATAAGCATCTTCGTTGAACGAATAGACAAAATCGTAAATGGTCTTACCGTTTCTATCTACGAATATGGTAGATCCGTCTACGTCTACAACCTCTACATACGATGCACCGTGGTTTGTTTGCGGCGCTATCCCTACGCTTGTAGGTGTAACAGGCTTGCTAGTGACAGAGAACTCGGCCCCAGACGTAAATATCTGTAGGTTCCTGCCAGGATATACATCGATAATTTCGTTTAGCTTGCGAGATGAGATAGTGGCAAAGATACCTTCGTCGTCATCCCCATCGTCAATTTCAAAGTCAAAGAACGACCCAGACTTGGAAAAGAATACCGATGCAGTCTTGGACTTAGTGCCACCAAGAACTAAGCGGCCTTCAAAGAAACATGCAGTCTTAGGATAGCCCCTAGTAGCAGACCATACAGGTTCTTTTCTAGGCGATCCTACTTGGGTCTGAGTAAATACAATCGTGTTATCTTGATTGCCAGATGTTGGAAATCCTGAAAATAACTCAAAGTCTTTGGTAGATTCACCGCTAATCGTAATTGTGTACTGTCTTGTTCCTGTTCTAGCTACTGCAACGCCTGTTTCTCCAAACGTAGGCATCTCTTGTAGGTTTTTTTGAATATTAAATACAGTAGAACTTCGTTCAGCAGCAGTAGAATCTCCTGCAAAAGTAATATTTTTTGACAATACACTTTCAACATCTATTTGGAATTGATCGCCAAGCTCCCAGTTATGTCCGCTACCATGCGTTAATGTCATTACCTGTATTTCATTAACTGGAGTAGGACTAAGCGCATCGTCAAAGTCAAACGTAGGCACATTAGTAAATGGAACCTCATCCAAAAACCAATCTTCATCCGTACCCAAGTTAATCAATCGTTGTGGCGGCACGTCTTCTTGGAACAGCAACATGACGCTTTCTGTTTGTGTATCTCTAATTGTGGATACTTGAGCGGCAGTATAAGGAACTCGTACATCAGCAACATGGGTTCCTGGGTTCTTAAAGATTCGGATGTTTCCATCAGTAACCGATAACAGATAGTTCCTGTCAGTCGTTACGCTGAAGTTTAACAGTTTAGATTCTGATGGATCGCCAGCTACAGATGTCTGCTCAATTAAATTAAACTCCCCAAGAGTTACTGTAGCACTGCCTAAATCAGTAGAGCCAATTCTTGCTAATTTTACGCGCCTAGCAGACGTGTTAACAGCTATTCTAAAATCTTGCGGGTTTGTTCCTATTAATGGAACTGTTGCTATTGTTGTATAAGTAGGTGAAGTTTCTGTTTCCTGAATGACAAATTCATCAGATGATCCGCTAGACAAACTGATTTGCCTTATATCTACAAACTTTACCAATGTCCTTAATCCGCCGCCAGGAGGTGGGCCACGATCATAGGAAGCTACAGTGTACGGGTTTGAGGTGCCAATAGGATTTGTAGTTGACGTTGTAGTAGCGTCATCGCCGTCATTAATAACAGACCCAGTGCCGCCATTAACCATGCTTGGAACTATTGTCGTTATACGTTCTATTTTATTTAGAACAGTATCAATATGCTGAGTGCCAGGACGGCGCTTAACACCACCTTGTGGGACTAACACAACATTCTTGGCGGTCTGCAAGCCTTGGTAATACTGATTAATATCAGTACGGCCTCGCATTAATGGAGATAACTCTCCACTAACAAAGTTATTTTGGATAAAGCGCGACTTGGCCACTAGAACCTCACGTTAACAAAAGGGTTGCTCGTGATAGGTGTCATTGGGTATTGCTGGGAGTCTGTGTATCGGGCCATCCTAGAAGCATTTACATACTCAGCAGACATTTCTTGCCGTGATGCTGAACTGTCTCGGATGCTCGTTGCAAAATCTTTAGCCAGTGCATACTCAATCATCTGAGTGAAGTACGGTGGCCATGTTGATTCTGGAGCGTTATAAATATAGTCGCAGTAAAGTGGGCCGGTATTGTTGGCGTACACTTTATTGCCATAAATCTGGTATCTGATTCCTGGATATATCTTAATCAGGAATAATAAATCTGAAGGTAACTGGTAGATTGAGTCCCATTCTTGATCGATTGGAACTTCCGTTGTAAGCGATAGCTGTGCTTTTACTCTAGCAAATCCCCATCTGTGCTTTGTTAGCTCAGACCGGACAATGCTGTCATACAACGTATTAGCAACTTGTTGGGCCCTAGAACCGCCGATTAGTGAATTGATTGGAGTATCCCCGATCAAGACTAACGCACCATTAACTAA